CGTTCACTTGCGCACGCAGCTGTCCGTTCAACATAAAGACATGTCCCGTCAGTGACCTGAGGAACAAACGCTTTTCTACTTCATCTAATCCACACTCATCTGCGATCGTGCATGCGATGGTGTTCGAAACCCACGGACGGAGGTTATCAGTCGCGGCTTTATAGTCGCCAGAAAGATAAATCTCACCGCTCGGAAGATTCGCACCCATTCGATCATGTATATATCGCGGAGTGATAGGATTACCAATGAGATGGAAAGCCGGATGTTCTTTCAGCACTCGCCACATGAACTTTTGCAATGGCTGAAGGGCCGTATAAAGATAAGGCGGCCCCTTAGAAATCACACGTACTTTCAACGCTTCGGCAAGAGCAACAGGTATAACATACGAAGGTTCGAACAACGCCCTACGTGCAATGCGCCAATACAACGTCCGAAAACGTTCATTGAGCCGCCCCACGTCAACATTCCAACGCGTCAAATCCGATTCATCCTCGATGTGCTCTTCCGATCCCACTGCACTGTAGACAACCAAATCATCACCACGTAAGCCTCGCATCAAACTTGGCGAGTCCACAACAGCACCTACCGCGCCACCTAATGCGCGACTGTTGAGGATATTTGCACTCGTAGATGGGACAAACGGTCTCACACGGTCCTCGACCGTAAACCGCTTTCCCCCAAACAGCTCCTTCGTAGTCCTTACGAGCTGCTCGATGCAAATTGCTTTTGTGATGTGACCTACAATTCTGTTATCCCGCTTCCTCTCTGAAATCTCATTCATGTCTTCCCAAGGGACAGTGCTCGCCATTCGCGACTCCTTTGGAGCAGTCGTAAGACAAACTACTGTATCCACTAATGATTGCATCAACATGCCTTCATCAGCCCTCGGACAGTCCTTCTTGAGATCCTTCACGGAACGGAGAAACCACCAGCGACGCGTCGCCGATGACAGAATACGGAACTCGAACCTCTGACCCCGACCACAAAGAAGAATATTTGGTCGATCAGCAACACCGAGTTTGGAAGGGCAGGCAGGCAACCGTACGCGTTCACCATGCTTCATCGAGTGAACAGCGAAAAACGCTGCCGTCTTATATTTCATCCATGCCATCCAACCGCCTACGCCTATGCTATCTGCGTGCGCGGTCCAAAGGTCAATTGTACGATCCAAACTGAACCCGGTTCTAACAAAACCACAGTCCTCGTACAGATTCAGTACTACAGTCAGACACTCAATCACTTTACTTCTGTTGGAAACATTAGAAGTAGGAGTTACGATCTCTACCATAGACCCCTGACGCCTCGACGCCCCACACATCCCGGTTACAAGCCGCTGTGTAGGCACCGTCGCCTCAGGAGTAGCAGTCTCATTCAAGC